GGCGATCTTTCAAAGTGTTTCAATCCATTTGGAGTGTCCGTTAGAATGAAGAATGAATCTGTATCTGTTAAGAAGTGGTTCACTCTGTATCCTTCCGGTATCATTCCCATGTTACCGATAGCATTGATATCGTTATCTGCAGTTCCAACTCTTAGTGGAGACTTCATAAGTCTTTCAGCAGTAAATTGTAATTCTTTTGGAATTATCATTTTTCTACCTTGAGCTGCAATTTTTAATCCTCTTTCATCTACGAATCCCGCGATGTCGATTAACATTTGCTCTAATGAAGTTTCGTTAAGATCAGATGCAGTTGCTAAAACGTTTGAAAAAGTTCCACCGTTAGCTAGTGGGTGAGCACTAGAGATCAAAGGAACTCCGTCACCTCCTAGTACAGTAGTAACTTGTGCATTGTTTAACACTGCTGCTGCTTTAACTTGTTTTGTGTGAGACATAGATCTCGCAAGAGCTCTTGTGTAACGACCCGCAAGTCTGTCATACAAGTTATCTTCGATAGCTTCCTCAGTGATTGCAAACGCAAGAGCAATTGTCTCGTGTGTGTATCTAGCTGTGTACGCTTCGTTAGCTTGATCAAATGTAACTGCTGCACCTTCCTGCTTTACTGGAGCACCAGCAAAAGCAGATAACATTACTTCTTCTTCAAACGCTCTGTCAGAAGATTCTGTATTGTAGATCTCAGCATGTTCATTCTCATACCTATTATATTCCAGGCCGAATAGTGCATTCAATCCTGGCTCTAACTCTTTAGTTAGCTGTTGTCGTGATATAGCCATTTTTTATTCTCCTATTATACGCCTGTACTTGTTCGGTACTGGTGATTGTTGATTCGCACCAAAATATTAGCGTTTGCACCTGATTCATTGTTATTATCAGGGTCTTCACTAATATCTATCGCTTGCACGATAAATGATGCGTTAGTTCCAGATTCACTTACATCTAATTGAACTTCAGAAATACCTGTGTCGGAATTTCCAGTTGCGTTAGATATAGAGTAATTTTGGAACACATCTGCTCTTGTAAAAGCAGCATCTGCATTGATTAAAAATACAGTATCTGGATCGTCAATAACAAAAGCAGTGATATTGCTTGAGTTGACCGCACCAGGATACGAATTTCTAAACGTTGGTTTTTTTGTTGTTGGATCAGTATACTCGCAACCATTGAATACACCTAAAACAGCTGTACTAGTTCCTGCAGTAGCTCTAATGATAGTTCCATCAGTTTGAGCAACAACTAAGTCACCTTGATAGATAGCGTTAGTTGCGTTTGCCGAAATTTTATATCTGTTTTGAGCATTATTCCATGAAGCGCCGTTTATTGATCTGTACGGTCTAAGACCGAACTTTTCTACTACGTTTGCCATAGTTATTATCCTCGTTGTTAACAGTTAATAATTTTTAATGGGAAAGAAACTATTTTCTTCCACCACCAAAGCTTACCTTTGATTGCCTAGTTATATTTATAGGCATCGCAGGGTTCTGTTCCTTCATGAGGTCATTATCTACCGCGGTCATTTGGTCTCGAGTAATTTTTCTAAAATACTCAGCGCGGCTTCTTGCGATCTCAATCGGTATCCTAGCCAGAATTAGGCCACCAACGCCGATGTATCCCTTAAACTTAGAACCTTCTGTATATATTGGGTAATGATGACCACCGCTTGCTATCTCATCACCACGAACAAGCTCATAACCTTCTCGTAGTTTTTTTGACATATTTGCTGTGTCTTCAAAGCCCATACTTTCGGCTCTTAGCCATCTGTGTATAAAACCAGCTGGCGGTTCAGGGGCATCAAGTGATGATGGTGGTGTCCAAGGTTTAGCTCTCTCTCGAGATATTCTTTCCTCAGAGCTGCGCGAATCTCTAATCTTATTGTCTTCGGTCATATTACATACCCTCCTTTACATATTTCGCGTATTCAGTTAGCGGCACATTTAATTTTTTAGCCATCTCAACTTGCCGTTTTGTGAGACGTACTGTTCTGCGTCCATTACTTGTTCTTCCTGCAGGCGATACCGTCTGGACGGGTTGACGACGCTCCTGTTTACTAGCAAGATA